TCCAGAAGGCCATCCGGGCCTGGCTCAAGCGCTGATGCAGCCGGGCGGGCGGCGTGGTAATCACCGCTCGATCCACCAAAACTTGCCGCCAATGTTCCTTACCGCCGGCCCTGCGATCGCATCTGCCACGCGGCCGCACTGCTCGTTGTAATCGTCGCCGCAGACGAGCGCGCGAGGGAATAGCGCCAGCGCCAACATGATATCTGCGGCCGCCGGCAGTGCATTGTGGTCCGCGTCGACATACACCACGTCGGGCTTGATACCGGCCGCGTAGACGTCCGCCAGGCCAGTCAGCGTATCCGCCCGCAGACCAGTCACCCGGACACGATACTCCCAGAGATTCGCTTGGAAGAGTCGCAGGGAGCGGGCTGTAATTCCCGGATCGTACTGGTAGCCGCCTCGCCCGTCCCAGGCGTCGATACAAATGATCCTCGCGTTCGGGGCTAATTCAGCGGCGACTTTCGCGCTCCCGCCGCACCAGCTGCCCAGCTCGACGTAGACTTGCGTGGCCGGCGTCAGAAACTTTGCAATACCTTCCTTCACCGGCCCGTACAAGTGCGGCCACGTGTGCATCTCGGGCGGGCAAGGAATTGTGTCAGGCCAAGGTATGGTGTGCTGCATCGAAGTCGCTTCCTGTGTACATTGGTGAGCGGAGGTGCGATTATGTTGACCGAAGATATTGTGCGCGTGTCGCCAGTCAGCCGCCGCTCTCTGCAGCACGCAAGCACCATCACACCAGGCGAAGCATTTAAGCGTGGATTCTATGGCGGCTTCGGCCTATGGTGCTCATTCATGGTGCTGAACATTGCCTTTTTTCTCGCCGGCTGGCTACTCCTAATTGCACTCGGCATCGTCGCTATCGGGACTGCTGGTGCGCATAAACAGTTGGGCAATCCGCCGGCCCCAGCGGTTGAGCGAGGCTTGCCGCTGGGGGCACCGGCAACTCGGCGTTAGCCGCAGCCACCGCTTCACGCGCACGTAGCGGGCGTGCGTGATCCCCACGCGGTGCAGTGCCGCCGCCACCCAGTCGCCTAGGCCTGGCCGGATGCCATACTGCGTCCAGCCGCAGCGGCCGCACACAATGCGCCCGGCCGAGGGCGGCACGCGGCCGCGGAGACCACAGCCCAAACATTTCCATCTCAGTCTCAGTTGACCGCGCATCCGCTCGTATCCCAATTTGCACACGGATAGGGCGGACTCCCGCCGGTAGACATAGGCCCGCGCGTCAATGTCTGTGCGGCCCAGCAGTCCATGGGGGAGCTAGAGCCACTGTTCCAGATATACACCGTGGTTTGGGTCGCACGACCCGCCGCCACTTGCACGGTCACGCTCCAGCCGCGGTTGGTGCCGTCGATCACGCCGGCCGCGGCGTAGATGTAATAGGATCCGGCAGACTCTCCACACACGAAATCGCCACGTGTTTCCCAGACGCACGTGACGGGAGCGCCGCTGAATCCAATCGCGGGTGGGAGCATCCACGTCACCACGAGGAATGCGCAATCGCACGCGCCGTTCCCGATGCCGCTGAGTGTGAGCGGGAGCACCGGCGGCCCCTCGCCGTCCACGCAATAGCCGCACGGATGCGGTTCGATGGCCTCGCAACAGTCACACCACCAGCCGGACATGCCCAGCAGCAGGATCAGCCAGCAGAGCAACCAGGTGGTCGTCACGTGTGGCACTCCATGTCGAAGATGTGCCACGTCTTGTCGGACGGGTTGTAATAGGCTTTCCCTTTGTTGCCCGTCGCGCCGTGATACTGGTGCAGCCCACGCGTCTTGGTGGCGAAGTTTTGCACGGTTATATTGGCGTCCAGGTGGGGGCGGCCGTAGCCCAACTGTTCGTCAATGGTCGCTGATTTGCTCGCGTCGGTCGTGGCCAAAGCAGCGGTGAGCGTGAATTTACAGACCGGCTTATACGGCTTGTCACTCGGTCCCGACATAAACGCCCGCAGCATCGTCCGCAGCGTGTGGACCTCGTAGCGCAATCGCTCGTGGTCACGCTTGAGCGCTGCCAGGGCATCATCGGTAAACTGGCTGATTTTCGCCATTGGCTCACGGGTCGAAGATTTTCAGCGGAACACTGGAGTAGGCAAACTCCGCGTAGGGGTGCTTGCGCCAGCGGAAGTACACAGGCGGCGCAGACAGTGTGGAGCTACCTTGCAGCGGCCGGCCGTGGCCATCGAGCAAGACCAGTTCGGGTACGCGTTCCCCCTGCCAGTCGCGGATCGCCGCGGCCTCGGCCATGCCCACTTCAATGTCGCCGGCCGAAATCGTGCCGCCCGCGCCGTCCGGTGCGCCCGCGTTGGCGATGCGTGTGATGCCGCGGTCCAGCACCGTTTCCAGGTGGCCGTCAATCGGGTTCGTGGCGCTGGCCCGCTCCCGGATGCGAAACTCATACGTGTAGCGCCAGTACGCGATGCCGTTTTCCCGCCGGAAATCCGCCGTCGCCGCGGAGCACAGGACGCAATACTGCGGAAAACTGGCCATCTCGAAACCGTACTTTTGCAGCAGCGTCGAGTGCCAGACCAGCGTACCTTGATTGATCCGATTGGCCTTGCCAGTGAGCTTGCTTTGCGCGTAGCTCGGCAGGTTGCCGCTGATGCGCAGCACGGTTTCGGTGATGTCCACCAGTAGCGGCGGATCGTAGATGATGCCCGCCGAATTGTGGACTGGCCCGAGCGTGTCAGCCGGCCGCACGTAGCCTGGTGCGGTCCCATCCTTGGGCATCTGGTCCACGTTCCACGCTTTATCTACGGGAATCTGGATATTGGCCGTGCCGCTCGAAATGTCGTAACGCCAGTCCAGCGGATTCTCGGCGGGATTGCCGTCTTCGTCCACCTGGTCCTGGTTCTCTGTCGCGTCGAGCGCCGAGTAGTGCAGCGTGGCCGTCCAGTGAAAACGGCTATTCGGGTCGCGCGTCGGGTGGATCTCTTTGCAGATCACGGTCAGGTCTTCGCGGTCGCCGTAGATCATGCCCATCGACAAGCCGCGGTCGATCGTGTCGAAGTAGTCGACAATCGTCTGCCCGTCATCGGTGGCGCTGTCCACCTTGAGATTGTAGGGACACACCCACTCGCGTTTGCCGCCGCGCTTGGCCACCAGGTCAGCGGCCGTCTTTGCTTCTTGGCATCGGATCACTGCCATGCTTACAGGCTCACGGGTGCGATGGTAATGGCGTTGCGGCGAATGTCGGCGTCGATCTTGGCCAGCCAAGACGTAATGTCACGATGCCGGCGCTCGTCGTCGATCTTCTTCCGCTCGTATTCCTGGATCGCTGAGAAGCTGGCCACGCTGCCGCGTGTTACGGCGCCGACGGCCGGCGTGGTGTAGTCGCTTGGCTTGGGAATGTCTTTCCAGGCTTCCTTGATCTTGTCCGCCGCTTTCGTGGCGGTCTTCTCGGTTTCCTTGACGGTCTTGTCGATGTGGAGCGCTGCCTTTTTCGCCTCGCTCTCGTAGGTCTTAAACGTGCCACTCACTCCCGTCGTGCGACCGACGAGCCGGTTGAATGCGCTGACGATCGCCGTCAGGATGTCCGCGATCGCTTTGAGCGCCGGCGCCACCGCCACGGCGACTTGCTGCACGAACGCCCCCCATGCTTTTTTCATGGAGTCAATCGCATCGTTGGCCGCTTCCACCGCCGCGCGGTTGTCGCCGAATAGTAACCCCATCCGCTCGGCCTGGTTGCCCATCTCGTTGAGCCCTTCGGCTCCGCCCTTCAAAAGCGGCAGGAGCTCGCCGCCGCTCTTACCGAAGAGATCAATCGCGACTTTCGTCGCATGCGTATCGTCGCCCAACAGTTGGATCTGTTCGGCGATCTTCGCAAACACCTGGTCGGCCTGGAGCCCCTTGAGTTCGGACATGGACAACCCGAGCTGTCCGAACATGGCGATCGCCGTGGCGTTACCCGCCTGCGCTTCGCCCAGGTTATTCTGCATTTTCTCGATCGCCGAGTTGAACGCGTCGGTCGACGAGCCAGCCAGGTCTGCCGCAAAACCCAGCGCCACGAGCTGGTCTGCGTCGGCGCCCAGTCGCTGCGCCATCTTGCTCTGCGCGTCGAGCTGGCCCATCGCGTTGCGTACGGAAGCGATTGCACCCTGGAATGTAGCCAGCGTGCCCTGCACAGCCAGGAGTCCGGCGTGGAACTTGGCCATGCCCATTGCGACAGAACTGGACATGCCGGCCGCCAGCGAGTTGATGGCGCCTTTGGCCTCGTCAAAGCCCTTTTGCAGAGTTGCCGTCTGGGCTTCTATCGCAATGCTGATCTTTGCCGCGGTCCCCACGTCACTCTAGCTCCGCTTCTAATCGTGCCATCTCATCCCTGATTTCCTCGATCGTCCACTCAGGCTCCACATACGGCCAGTCCAATCGCACCTCAGTGGAGCCCATGCCCATGCACAGCTCGGCCCATGCTCGCAGATCGGCCCGCAACTCGCCCCACGGCTCCTCGTTCCACAGTACCCACCACTCGTAGAACCAACTGGCCGGCATCGTCTCGAGCAGCTCGGCCGGGTGCCGCGCTCCTGTGTTCAGCTCTCGGCAGAGCTGGAAGGCGAATCGGTAGAGCTGGTTGTCGAGTTTTTTTTAGCCTCCTCCTCCGCCATGCCGTTGACACGCAAGGCCCGCATGCCCAGTTCCAAGAGTGTGCCTGGACTCGCCTCGAGCCACTCCGCCGCTGAGTAAACCGGATCCTCGCACGTGGCGGCCAGCAGCTCCGCATAGAACCGCAGCGTCTCCGGCGTGAGCGTGTCGGCCGGCTGGCGATCGACACCCTGGAACGCGCCGAGAATCTGCACGGCCGAGAGTGCGGTGATCGGCCGAAACACCAGCTCACGATCCCATGGATCGTGGCGGAACTTGACGGCCGGTCGATCGAGATCCTTCAGGCTCATGCCACAGTATCCGTGATTGCCCCGTTACGGACCACTTTGACGGTACGTTTCTGCACGCCGTTCTTGTCCATCGCTGTGGGCGTGATCGCAAACACGCGACCGGCAAACAGCTTGGTGTGCGTCTTGGCGCCGGCCTTGGTGAGGATCTGCCAGTTGACGCTGGTGCCGCTACCGTAGAGCGTGTCGACCGCGTCGTCTGTCGTGTCCTCGGGATCGTGGAGCGATTCGAACTCGAACTCGCTCAGCTCCTCCTGACCCTGCTCGGCCACGGCAGTCGTGTCCTCCATCGCCGTACAGTCAATCTTCGCCTTCTCCTGCGGCGGCGGCGTGATGTTGGTGCACAGGCCCACGGTGATGTACGTGTTGCCATCGCCGTTGGAGTTGACTTTCACCAGCGCCCCTTTGCCGATGTATCTGTTTTTGGCCATGGTTGCTCCTTTTCGCGCTCCATTGCGCGATGCTTATCCCTTGATGTCCACGAGCATTTCGATTGCGCCGATATCTGCGATCACCGCCGTGTCTGTTGCCGCGTCCACCACGGCCACGGCCAAACGGATATCCAGTACGTCTCCGGCAGACAGGCCCGTGGCTGTGATCGTGAAATCCTTGTCCGCCTTGGTTGTGTTGTTGATATCCTGCGCAGTTGTCGCGCACAGGTCGCTGCCTACCCCCGCCTCGCCGTCAGACTTGTAGCACTCGACGTCCAGGGTGGCGGACGTATCAGCCGCATTGGTTGTCATGCCGGCGTGCAGTCGCAGAGTGACCGACGCGCCAGCCACGTATTCGACGGGAAGCTGAAATTGAAACCGTGCATAGCGGGTTACCGTGGATGCCTTGACGTCGCCCGTGGAAATCTTCGGCGTGGCGGACCCAAACGTCCCGCCCACCAGGGCTAGGTCATCATCAGCGCTGGTGCCAGGCAGGACAGTTGCCAAGGCATCCCATACGCGCAGGTCTACCATAGGCACCGCGTAGACCGCGTTGTCATCCTGCCGGAGATTCGTGCGCGCGTAGGCGGGCATGGTGCCGTCCACTTGCATGTTGCCAGTGATGCGTGTGTCACCCTCGATTCGTAGCGCAACTGTCATGGCCGTGATACCTCCACGTCCAGGTTGGAAAAGTACACATTCTCGCCCGCGTCAATGTTGCGCGGCACGTAGTCTTCAGCCGCGTCACGCACATCGACCCACGTATACGTGCTGTCGCCCATCACGCTTGATCCCGCATCGCACCAGGCTTTGGCCCAGGCCCGCACGGCGTCCGACACTTCGATCGCCTCTTGGCTGTCATCGCTCACGCATTCCAGGTCGAGCGACTCGCTCAGCGGCTCGCTCTCCGCCTCCATGGCTCCCGAGTCACCAACCGCTCGGCGCCGCATCCAGATCAACGGCACAGCCGCCCCTGCTGGCACGGCACCCGCATAGATCCGTTCGCCGACCAGGTTGGCCACGCCGCTATCGGCGAGCAGTTCGTGAATCACATCCGCACACACGTCAGCCATCAGGCACTCAACTTGGCGATCTCCGCCTCCATTGCCTCCGAAAATTTCGTTTGGAACGCCGCGACTGCTGCGGTGAAGCTGGTATCGGCCGTCCGCTCCATGAACGGATTGGGCTTAATGCCAGGGTGCTGTACTCGCGAGTAGACGCGGCCCCCGAACACCGCATAACGCCGCGCGATCGTCCCACGATTGGCCGCGTATCGCATATCCTTGCCGCCGCCGTACTTCTCCTTGCGCATCCCGGCGACCTTATGCGATCGGGGAATCTGGTGCGGCTTCGTGCCGCCGATGACCATATGGGCATAGAAGGCGTCCCAGCCTTTGCGCTTCTGCGCCCGCGTCGACTTGAAGGCGATTGTCCCGACCAGCGTGCCAGTGCTACGGTCCAGCTTGAGCGACCCGCGAATACTGGCGGCTAGCGCCCCTCGTCGCCGCGGTGCTTGTGCCCTGGCTTCCTTGACAACCACTGCATTGGCCGCTCGGACAGCGGCCGACACCACACGTCGCCGCGTGTTGTACTCGAG